CTGGGCCATCGATCACCACCATCAATGCGGTATGCGACCTTTACATCGCCTCGCCGCACTTCCTCACCGCGATCGTCACCGGGACGCAGCGGCAATACCGCATGAGCATGGTCCATGTGCGCAAGGCCTGGGGCAATCTCGCGGCGGACGGACTGCGGCCAAAGCATGTGCGGGAATTGCTGGACGAATTCAACCGGCGTCCCGGCACCGGCAACAATATTCTTGGTTTCCTTCGGGCGCTGTCGAAATGGGGCTTGGAGCGTGGGCATTTTGATCATTCGATCACCGAAGGCGTGAAGCCCTACAAGTCCGATACCGGGCACAAGCCCTGGACGCCCGAACAGTGCGCGGCGGCGGAAGCGCGTTTCACCGGCATGGTGCGGCGGGCCTATTTCCTGTGCCGCTACACCGGGCAGCGCGGGTCCGATGTCATCCGCCTGGGCGAGACTTACATCGACGACGGCGGGTTTCGCATCTCGCAGAAAAAGACCAGCGTCGAGATATGGTGCCCGATCGACCCCCTGCTTGCGGCCGAAATGGCGACCTGGGAGCGCCGGCCGGGGCCGTACCTGTACACGGCGACCGGGAAGCCCTTCACCAAGAAATACCTCGAAGGCCGCATCGCCGACGCCCGCGAAGCCGTTCCGGAGCTCGCCGGGGTGACGTTCCACGGCTTGCGGGGCACCCGCGTCGTGGAGCTGCGCGAGCGCGGCCACAATACGCTGGAGATCCAGGCGCAGGTCGGCATGTCGCCGCAGATGATCGAGCGGTACTGCCGGTTTGCGGACAAGAAGAGGCTGGGGAAGGCGGCGGTGCTCAGTCTGGCGGCGGCGAGGGAGAGGAAGGGATGAAGGAACGGGAATACAGCCGAATCATTCACATCACGCTGGTAGCGAGTGTGCGCGCGTCAAACAAACGCGAGGCCGACCGACTTATCGATCGGGCCGCATTCGGCACATTGGTCGGCGACACTCTCGATGAGAGTGGATCGTTTGTGGAACGATTGATGGTGGAGAAGGGACGCGAACGCGTCGAATATCGCGGTGTGCAGTTCTCATACGAGGCGTCTCAGCAGGAACCGGCGCACGCATGCTCGCATGACGATATGGGAAAATGGCTCGCGTGGTGTTCCGACCATCGCTGTGCACAAATGAGGCCATTCGACCCCAAAGCATTGGCCGCCGCCAAAATAAAATACGACCCGCCTCGCGCCGGAGAGGAAACCCCAGGGAGGAAGAAATGAAGTGTCACGAATGCAATAGGCGCGATGCGTCGCTATCTGGGCCGCCAGAACCGGATATCTTCAGGCTTGGCTACTACCTCTGCAAAACCTGCATCATGCGAGTCGTTTTTGACGGCCATCCAGCGAAATCCAAGATGGGCGAGCTGGGGAAGAAATTATGGGAGAGCGGCGAGCTGCAGAAAGGTCGGCAGCGCTTGCGCGATGGTTCGGACCCCGGGCCGCCAAAGCGGCGCGGATTGTAAAACACTGTAAAACGCGAGCGAAAAAACCGCTCTTTATGGGGGATTTTTGATGACTGGCCTAAATCATGTATTTACTCGTTTCCGACCTTTCGCGAGCGAATCCGGCCACTTGCGTTTTACAAGATTTGCCCGGATTGGCGTGAACGCCTCCGGAACATCGTGGCGAATTGTAAAACGCATTCCGGATGGAGCGCCAGCGTGACAGGCCAGCGAGAAACAAGCGATTTCAACGTGCGATTCGACTCCGGGGCGGAAAAGAGCGGCCGTAAAGCCCTGCGATTCGACTCTGCGGGGGCGGGAGTTGAATCGCAAAAAGCGCCATGAAAATTCCCACAGTCGCCGTCGAGCTAGAGGGCAATATCGTGCGCATCGAGCTAACCTTTCGCGACGGCTATGAAGCCGCCGTTTACCACGACGATGTTTGCGAGCGACTTCAATCTGGCGACGGCCTGAGGGTGGTTCTCAACTGTCCACCGCAAAAGGGCGTTATTGAGCGTCCGGAATGAGGAGCCGGCATCCGAGCCCGGCGATTGATCCCCGCTGGACTTTCTTAACCCTGCCGTGAGATTCTCCCGAGGAACAAGCCCGAGTGTTTCCCGATGGCCACAGCTACGAAAGACAACCCCAAGGCTCTCGCGAGGGCCCTCAAGCTCTGCCGGGCGGACGCCGAAGAACTGGCGAAGCTCAAGTGCGACAACGCCACGGTTTTTGCCAAGGAAAAGGAACTCAAGGCCCGCCTCATCTCCTACGCGGCCGCACGCGGCGAAAACTACAAGGAAATCGTCGACGGCATGGGCGCCGTGAAGGTCTCCGCCCCCAAAGAGAAGAAGTGCACCGGCACTGCCCCCGAGCTCGTGGTGGATACCTTCCTGGCGCTACCGGCAGGCAGGCGCGAGGCCTTGATCGCCGCGAGCGTCGTCAAGATCGTCGAGCAATGGTCCGGGGCCTTTTATGGCAGCGTGCAGTTTGATCCGTTCTGAGGCCTCCAATGGCCGGGTAACCGTGAAGGTGTATTGAGGAGAGGACAATGAACGGACTTGGCGGCAGTCAATATGCGCAAGCTCAAGCTCAAGCTGGGATGGGGGCGGCACCGCGCGAACTTGGCGTCCTTGCGCGCGTCGACGGCATTAACGCCGGCCTTCACGATCTCCACGAAAAGCTCCAGTCGTTCGGCTCGAAGCTTGCGGGCGAAGGCCAAAAAGACAACGCTCCCGGACGGCCCATGTCGGCGGGCATCGCGGGAACGCTCTCGGCTGCGGAAACTTGGTTGCGGGACTGCCATCAGATCGTCGACGCGCTTCATCAGGCCTTCTGAGGAGGGGAAATGAACGACGTGACTAGCGATCCGATGCTGCAGTTTTTCGCCTACGAGCACCTTCCGCCGGACTTGCAAGGCTTCAGCAAGCCGTTCGGCGACCTTGCCCGCAAGCTTGTCGACACGCTGCCGCGCAATCCGGAGCGCACCGTGGCGCTGCGCAAGCTGCTCGAAGCCAAGGACTGCGCCGTTCGGGCGAGATTGTTCAAATGATCACCCCCACCGTCGGCCGCATCGTCCACTACCATCCCCGCCCCGGGGAAAAGGGAGTCACGGTGCCCGACACCATGGGCCAGCCGTGCGCGGCCATCGTCGCCCATGTCAATCCCGACGGGACGGTCAACCTCGGGGTGTTCGACCGGGACGGCCATCAGTACGGACGGCGTGGCGTACCGCTGGTCCAGGAGGGCCAATCCACGCCGGAAACGGGCGATTGGTGCGAGTGGATGGCCTACCAGAAGGCCGTAGCGAAGGGCGAGATTACGCCGAATCTTCACGCCTCCCAGAAATGAAAAATCCCCGCCACCGGCACTTGGCCAGCGGCGGGGAAAAGTCTGAGGAGGAACTCAATCAGCGTCGCGACGGTTCTTTCGGGGCCGACACCAATCCCTTAATCTCGGCGATCTTGTCCACCACGTTGTCGAGCTTGGCTTCAAGCCGGATGATGCGTTCGGCCTGCGGGGCGGCGGCCACCACGCGCTGCTCAAGCACGTCGACGCGCGCGGAAATGCTGGCGGCCCACCATACGATGGCCACCGTCTGCAGCGAGAGGGTCACGATGAGGGCAAGCGGCACCTTCTTGTCGAGGTGCCATTCGCGGTCGTATTGGCGTTCGGATTCGGTCATGGGCTATACTCAGGTTGTCTCGCGGTGGGGTGGAAACACCTGCCCCCGATCGGTGTCGGATACGCCCTCGAAAGAGCCCACGTTAAAAAGCCGGCCGCCGCGAGACTACAGCGCCCCGCCGGTCGCGACCCGCAGCCCGAACATCGCCGCGATGTTGACGAAGATCTTCATCTCGTCTCCGAACAGCGCCGCGCAGGCGACCTTGATGGATCCCGGCTGGCTTCCGGTGACGGCATTTAGCAGATCCCGCTTGATCTGAATCCCCAAGGCAATCCCGATTTCCGTCGGCGGCGTCGGCCATTCCACCGGGAGCATCTGCACGAAGGCCAAGTTAGCTTGCCAGCAGGGCAGCGAGATCGCGTCGTTGCGGTTGGTGGCGTCGGTGATGGCGGCGTTTAAATCGGCGATGGCGTGGTCAGCCGCGTCCTTGGCGACCTTCTGCAAGCCTTGGTGGAGCTGATCGAAGGCGTCTTGGACGGGATTGGCGGAAGCGGCGGGCTTGTTCAATCCGAGGGGGTCGAACGGGAGAGAGGGCGCGGCCGCGCGCGGGGCCGGCGCGCGGGCGGTCTGCGCTTGGGCGCCCGTGACGATCAGCGCGACGGCGAGGGCGATAAGTAATCGCATCGTTGAAGCTCCCGTAATTCGGCCCAGTTCGTGGCGCCAGAGGGAATCCAGTTCGGACAAGCGCGGCCGAGCCACTTGCCTTTCAGGCACAAGCATGGGGCCAATAGGCAGCGGCCGTAATTGTCGGCCAGGTGTTCGGCCAGGTCGGTCAGGAGGCGATCTCCCAGTCGAGAGCGAGAAGATCGCCTTGCGATGCATTCCAAGGGATCAGCTTTCCATCCGTCCCGCTGATGTAGACGTAAGGGCGCCCCATCTTGCTACGTTCGTCCGGCCGTTGCAGCGCGATCCACATGCCCTTCCCGTTCCAGCCGCGTCGCCGAAGCTTGTCGCCGATCCACATTTGCTTCACGGCCCAACCGATGTCGTGAAATTCGCTCATCACCTCTTCTCCGGCAGCAAGATCGCGATAATCCCGCCGACGCCCACCCCGATCGACGCGATGGCCGCGGTCCACGCATCGGCATTCGCAAGATGCGCCGCGCCTCCAAGCAGGACGGCCAGGCCCGCATAGGTGGAAGGCTCGCGAAGCCGTTTGCCCACCCAAGAAACCTCTTGGTCGACTTGGGCCCGGTCAAAGGCGCGGTGTGTGACAGGATCAACCATGATCGTTCTCCTTTGGTCAAAATTGCTCAGACAGACCGCCGCCGGCCGTGATTCTTTTGCCCACCCTATGAACGGGAGGGTTCACATGACCCATGCGGAAGAGTTTCGAGCGCAGTCGGCGCGATGCCTGCGGCTGGCGCGCGCGACCCTTCGAGAAGGCCTCAGGGGCCGGGAACGGCGCGTCGTGTATCTGTCGATGGCCGGGGCGTGGCTGTCGTTGGCGGACCGGGATGAAGAGTTGTCCCGGCTTATGCGACCAGCGCCGCCGCCGGGAATGCAATCGATGCATCAAGCGCCATCATCGATCTGAGTAAAGCTGCGCATCCCAGTTGATGGTCGATTGCATCCGGGTCGAAATGCCCGTCCGCGATGTACTTGCCGGAACGGTACTGATCGGTTGAGGCCCAGATGTAAGGGCTCGGGAGGAAGCGGTGGGCGTAGCCGAGGCCGTTGTACGCCTCCAGGTGCGTCAGGGCAGCCCCGGCGCTCCAGTCGGTCTCGATCTGCAAGTACGGTGGACAGCGCACCAGCGCATCGATGGCAGCGTCTTCCCAGCTCTTGAACGGCCCGCGACCGGACGGAACGTGGACGCTCTTTTCGTCCCACGGATCGCCCTGGGCGAGGTTGGCGCGCCAGCTTTGCGAGGATTCGCGTTCGTGGATGACGGCGATCACGAACCAGGGGACTTTCGTCGCAGTCTCCACAGTCTGGTAGCGCGCCTTGGCGGCAACCAGGCGGTGCGCAACCGTGGCGAGAACCGGAATGAAGGCCGGCAGGATGTGCATTTCCTGCCAGCGGGCGAGGTTGGCGGCCTTGAGGGTGTCGGTCATACCGGCGATACTCCTCGCGCGAGGCGACTTAGTGCCGTGGCAATCGCCGCCTTGAGCACATCAGGATGCGGCACCATGCCGAAATGCCGGATGTGTTCCTCGACGATGTATCGAGCTTCCGGCAGGTATTTTTCGTCATCGGACAACTGACGCGGATATCTCTTGCAAGGACCAAGACCGCATTCCTGGCACGTCCTGGGATAGGCGACTCCTTGCTTTCTCAGATCGTTAGTGCACCGAGACAATGCGGTCATACCCCACCTCCCGGAACGAAACACCGGATGTATTCCGATTCCTCGACATACCAGACCACGGCTTCACCGACGGGATTGCCGGCGTTGTAGATGACCGCCTGTGGGGGCACCTTCTCCCAATTCTCTTTTCCCGGCGGCGCCCAAGGGACCGGGATGTAATAGCCGTCGGGGCGGATGTCGTAGTCGGTGCGGTGGCCGTCGGCGATATCGCAGCAAGGAATGCCGTGCGAATTGCGCACCGACTTGAACCATGAGCGGATGTGGTCGGGCACATTGGGCGGAATCTGGCCGTTGTCGCGGGCGAGAACGCCGGCCGGAATCAAAAGCGCCGCCAGGACGGCGGCAGCGATTCGGATCGTCATGGTTTCCCCTCAGCGCTTTTTCGGTCTGGGCGATTCTAGCGCGCGCTCGAGCAGCCGGCGAATGGCTTCCGAGCGGCCGGGCAAATCATCTTGCGCGGCGGCCCATCGGTCGATCGCCTGTCGCATCTCGGCCGGCAACCGCAGCGAAAACATAGGCGTATCGCCATCGGCCGCCTTCGCGATCGGAAATCTTTTCACTTTCTGTAATACACCGCTTGATTTCACCATGGCGGTGTATTACAACATAATCATCGAGAGAGCAAGGAGTACCCAGAGATGTTCGAGAGCCAAAAGTGTCCCGACCCGGTCGCGGAAAGAGCCAGGAAGCGCCGGGCGGTGTGGGAGCTGGAACGGTTGGCGGAAGTCCGGCGGATGTTCAAAGCCGGGCTGCTCACGAAGAAGCAAGCAAAGGAAAGGGGGCTGTGATGGAAAAGCAATTTGGAAACTGGGTCAGCCTGATCGGACCTTGCCTGCACCACAATCTCGGGGGTTACGGCGAAGTCCAGGCCCATATCCAGACGGTGTTTGCTTGGTTCGAGGTCCCCGAGTTCTGGCGCGAGCCCGTGCGCGTGATGGCGCAGGGCGCGTACTACTACGGCGCGGACGATTGGATGCGCCGGTTCGCCGACTGAAAGATACCCCTCATCTAATCCAGTTCAGCCGACAACCTGACCCAACCCGAATCATCAAGCTCAAAGGGAACCGGCCGCCATGACGAAAAATCCGACATCCAGGCTTCCTCTGCCGACATTGGCAAAGGACTTCCGGCTTCTGACCTCGCCGTCATGGCCGGTAGGGGCCGTTCTCGAAGTCGATACCGACACCAATCCAATCCGCATTGGATTCGATGAAGCCCAGCTTGAAGCGCTGTCACGGCAAGCCACAAAGGCCGTCGCAAAAATCCGAGAAGCAAAGAGACGATCATAAGCGTACCCAAAATTCGTCGGACCAAGGGGAAGTGTCGAGCTTTCCCCTCGGTCCTAACCCGAGACACACAGAGATTGGAGAGCCCAGAATGTCCCAAGCTGCGCAAGCCGTTATCACACGCCCCTGTCGCGAAACAAGCAAGCCCACGCTTGTCCACACCATTCCGCGCCCCGGCAATAACCCTGCATATCGCCGGCACGTGTACTTCTGGATGCGCCAGGAAGTGCGCAGGCCACATCCGGGCGGGCAGATTTCCCGATGGACGGCCATCGAGGCCTGGAAGCGCTCGAAGCAATACGTGGAGGCGCTGTCATGAGCGAGCTCGCCCCCGCTTCCCCGGCAACGTCTCCGACCTCCGAAGTCGTCGCTTTCGTCCAGATGATCGAACGTGTTGCCCGCGATTCGTCGATCGATATCGATCGGCTCGACCGGCTCCTCGTCATGCGGGAACGAGAAAACGCCCGCCGCGCCGAACAGGCCTGGAAAGCCGCGATGTCGGCCGCCCAGGCTGAAATGGAACCCATCCGCGCCGATGCAACCAACGATCAGACCCGCAGCCGATACGCCTCCCATGCCGCGCTCGATGGCGCGATACGCCCGATCTATACCGGGCACGGCTTGGGCCTTACCTTCGACAGTGGCGATGCGCCGTCGCCCGAGCATGTCCGCATTGTTTGCGATGTGTCCCATAGTCCTGACGGCCACAGCCGGCGCTATCACCTCGACATGCCGGTGGACGGCAAAGGCGCGCGAGGCGGCGACGTCATGACGAAAACCCATGCGATGGGCTCGGGCATCACTTACGGCAAGCGCTACCTGCTGGGCATGATTTTCAATCTTGCCGTGACCAAGGACGACGACGGCAATGCGGCCGGCGGGAAACTCCCGGCGCGCATTCAGCGCAATCTCGATCGCATCGCGCCAAAGCCGGATGGCATCGCTGATCGGGCCATGGTGGCCCGTGCCCATCGGGAATGGGAGAGGCCTGCGGGACCGACCAAGCCTTTCCTTGCGTCGCAGGCCGGCCAATTCAACGAACGCAACCCGCCGCCGCATGAGGACATTCCGGACCATGCCGCCGGCAAAGCCCTCAACCGGCAGCTTCACCCGATGAACGATGAACTGCCGGGCGACCTTGCTCCGCCCAGGGACCAGCCCAGGGACCGCGAATCACACCGCGCCATGATGAAGGAGAGCATGAAGCCACTGGACCATACCGAACGTGATAGCATTCCGGGATTCCTTCGGCGCGATGCCGAGCCGTCCTATGTGGATCTGATGTACCCATGACACCGATCGCCATAGCTACTTGTTTGTTCTGTACGCTTCTGCCGACTGCTCCGGTGCCGGATTGGTACCCGGATTGGTACATGGCACCGGGCGAATGGGCGGTGCCCTATGTGGTGGAAGGCGGGCCGCCTTTTATAGAATTTTGCCTGAAATCGACAACCTGCACCTCTTTCATGGCCATGGTTGCCGCTCACGATAAGCCGTGGTGCTTTCGCTACCTTGACCCGAAGGTGATCCACGATGGCCGTGAGATTCCAGGCCACGTGGTTGAAACCGGGACGCCGGGAGAGCCGGGCTGGGTATGGACGTTTCAAACCGATGAAATCTTTACTGGACCGTTCATCTGGAAGGTGACCACGATCGACGTTTGCCCGAAAGTCGGGTGACTATCCTATGTGGACTTGGTGGGGGCGGGGTGACTCGACTCTTGGATGGCCGTCGTGGTAGGGGCAATCATGTGGTACGCGGTGGCCTTTACGGCTGGAGTCTTCACTGGCGTCGCCATCACGCTTTATTTAGCGTGGCGCATTCGTCCCGCTTCGGCGAGATCGTGACAGTGACAGGATCAAGGGCATGGACAAAATCACATTTGTCGTGAGTTCGATTTGCCTGACCGCGGCGGCCATCGGCATTATTTGGGCGCGCTATTACGCTGCTCGGCCTCATCGTTAGCGGCCCTCGCCATCTTTCGGCTTCGTTTCCTTGGTCGCCGCTTCGGCCTTGAGCTTCTGCATTTCTTCTGCCAATTCGGCAGCGCGGGCTTCGGCCAGCGCCGCTGAATTCATTGCGGCGTTGCGCTGCGCTTCGATTGCCTTGAGGACGCGCTGAAGAGCGGCGGGATCGGGCGGCTGCTGTTGGGCGAATGCCAGCGAGCATGGCGTCAGAATCAATATCGCAACCAAAAGCCCGCGCACTATCAGCTCCTTATGACGTTGTAGCGAAGGCAGTCCATCCCGTTGTGCCATTGGTGTTGATGTACAGCCGGTTATTTTGCGTCCCATCTGTGCGAAGATAAATCGAGCCCTGCGCCGCGCTCACTGTCGGCACTCCCGAACCGAAATAAATCCCGAGGCCAGAAGTAGAAGACAACATCAAGCCCGTGGTGGCTGCCCCACCCGCTGGCGGAGCCGTTTGCTGATTGAACAAACCAGAGCCGTTTTGCCGGAGGTTAAAGACGCTTTGGCTCGATGCATTGAGGACAGTGAAAACGGTATTCAGCCCGTTTACGTTAGTGGTAAAACCAAGCTGAAGATTGATGCCGTTCCCATTGTTTTGTAACACGCCGCTAGTTTGCGTCCCAGAAGTTTGCGCATCGACGAAGATGCCGAATTGAGCATGTGACGATGGGCTTAGATAAATCCCTGTATTGAAAACTTTTGTGCTTCCAGCCTCGCTCGAAAAAGAAAGGCCAATCGAACTGTTGTTTCCGCCGCCGGCTGTGATCTGTAGGCCATTACAGACGCTTGTTGCGGTACCAATCGCTTCGTTTGGCGGCAGGGCCGTATCGGGTGCGTTGCCGCTATTGTTTCGGCAGGTCAACTCCGAACCGATTGCAACGCCGCCGCCGGTAGCCGTTAGTTCACCGAGCCCATAGACACCGAATGCTTGGTTGCCGTTCGTGCTGACCTTGGCATAACCCGCTGTCGCCACGGGGAGAGCGTTTGTCGACGGAGCGGCATTATTCAGGAGAAAGCCGACAAGATTATTTTGAACGCCTTGTGTCCCAATGATTGCCGTTGGTGTGCCGAAGCTCGACCAACTCGTGTCCGTCGTTTCGAGGACGCTGAGGCCTGTCGTGCCTTGGGTGGGTGTAATCCGGATATTTGATTGATAGGTCTGCGCATCAGCATGCGCGATCAGGCCACATGCGAGCGCGAGCAGGATTGCCAGTCGTTTCAGCATGTCGGGTTACTCAATTGCCCAGCCGGTATTGACGCCGTCGTTGAATGGCACCAGCGTCACACCTTGGCGATTGGTGCTGAGAGTGATGCTAGTTGATGGTGTGGTCTGACCATCAATGAGGTCGGTCCCGAACGGCGTGATCGTCAGCGGGTGCGCGGCGAAGTTTCCGCCGACGTCCTTGAAGGTCAGCGGCACGCCATTGCGAATGCTGGCCGCCGGCAGCGTGCACGTCGGCGAACCGGCGGAAATGTTGACGTTGAGGATTTGATCGTTCGCCCCGACCAGGATGGGGGACGCCGTGACCGATCGCTGCGCGCGGACGATTCCCGCCAACTGCACGAGCGAGATGCGAAAGAACGTTCCGGCATTATTGTCGTAGACCAGCACCCATTGATTGGGAAAATTCGCCGGATTGAGAGTGATTTGCCCGACCGCCATCGTGTTCTGGCCGATGATCCACACGCCATTCTGCTTGGCGAGCGTGATCGGCGCCGCGCCGCGCACCAGCGTCGGAAACGGCGCCTGGACATTCGTTCGGATATTGGCGACGGCGACCATCAGTTGGTTACTCCACCGTCATAGATCGGCTGCGATGCGATCAGGAATTGCCGGGTGTTGACGCTGTCGGTCCCGGTCATGGAGGCCCGATAGGTGCCGGGGCTGTCGGCCTGGGTCGAATTGAACGGCCCGATCGAGCCCAAGGTCTTCATCACCGATTCAGGTATGAGGATTTGGATGACGTTGACGTCGATCAGGCTCAGATACCCGTTGGCGAAACTGGCCTGCAGAAGCGGCCCAAGATCGTCAGGCGTTCCCCAGTCCCACCACGTGATGTATCCGGAGCCGGAATTGCGCGGGCCGCCGCGGCGAATTTCGAACTGGAAGGTCCAGCCGATTTGAACGATCAGCGCGCCGGTGTTGATGTTGTAGGACGTGACGAAGCCGTTGAGGATGTTGAGGCCCGTCACATTGTCGACGATCTGGACAGGGTCACCCGCCTTGATGGCGAGGCCGGCGCCGACGGTCAGAGGCAGCGCCGTGAGGTTATTCGATTGCGTGACCGGGAAAGTCGGGATGTTGATCTGAGTGGTGGACGTGGTGACGATATTGCCGTCGGTCACCGTCCAGTTGCTTTGCGTGAAGGATGCGCCAGTATTAGCCAGCGTGATCCCCGAAAGCGAAACCGGCAGCAGCGTGTCGTCATCGAACAGCGAGAGCGTGAGGAGGTAATCCTCCCGGTTGGAAACAGGCGGGAGGCCGGTCGCGATCTGGAACACGGGCTTAGAGCTTCACGTAGCAGGAGCCGAGCATGAACGGCGGCATGGTGTTGTGAGCGGTGCCGGAGCCGGTGTTGGCGACGGAAATGTTCGCGGTGCCCGTCGTCGACGTGATCGTGTGGGCGGGAGAGCTGTTGCTAAAAAGAGCAAATGATCCGGCATTTCCGCCATTCACGCCACCGAGAACGCCGGTGTTGTCGTCCGCCGTGACGTTGTGGGTGTGCCCGCTGTCGGTGGCGGTGTGATTGTGAGCCGCCAGTTCCGCGACGCTCAGCGCGTGATTGGACTCGCCGCCGCTTGCGTTCGGCGTGGTCACGCCGTCGCCGCCGCCAGAAGTCACGTTGCTCGAGAGCAGCCGGCCGGCCGCCGAGTTGCCCATGTCGTCAAGACCGACCAGGGTGCAAATCCGGCCGCGCAAATCGGGCAACGTAATCTGTTTGTTGGCGTTGAAGTCCGCCAAGCCGTTCGCGCCACGGCCGCCCAGCACCGGGCAATGGGCATCGGGGCAATTCGTCCACAGATAGGTGAACAGAGATTGTGTGTCGGAATTGGCGCGCCCCGTCCCGCCCGAGGTTGCCGAGCCTATGGTCTGCGCGTTGGCCTTAACCCAGCCGGTGACGAATTCGGAGGTCAACCGAGACTTGAGGTCACCCGTCGCCGCAACCGTGGTTGGATCGATCGAACTTCCGCCCCCGCCGCCGGACGACGGCCCGATCACAAGCATGTTGGGGAAGTCGAACTGGACGACGCCGGTTGCGTCAGTCAACCTTACGTGAATCGATCCGTTGGCGAGATAGAACGGTGGAACGCGGCCGTTGGCGTCGAGCAAAAGCGGCCACGCATTCTTGATCGTCAGTGCGGTGTCCTGGAAAGAATCCTGTTGCGTCGCCACCGTTCCGACTTGATAGAAGTACAGGAGTCCGCCAATTAACGGAGTGCCGCAGGCGTTGGTGAAGGTGGCGCAGTTGGTGAAAGAGAATTGCTGGGTGAGGGCGAGCGGGAGCGTGCCTTGAGCGTGGGCCGCGAATGAGTATATCAGCGCGAGCGCGCCCAAGAGGAAACGCTTCATGAAGAACCTTTTCATATGGACGATATTTCTCGGCGCGATGTTTGCGGCAGGCCTTCGCTCAGTGCCCGGCTATGACGACACGTTTGAAATTCTGTTCGTCTGTTTCCTGGGCGTGAGCTTTCTGGCGTGGGCGCTCTTCGTATATGTCCGCGCCTGGTATTGGGTCATCAAGCGCATGCTGGCGTCCCGACGTACATCCGTCGTCGTCTGTCCTACCGCGCAAGCGCCGGAACATGATCCTGAGATTTTGCCGCCGGTATCTGACGCATGCTTTTGTCGGGCAATGCAGGCGATGCAGATGGCGCCGCCGCTTGGTTCCGACCCCCGATATGCTTCGCAATGTCTTCTAGGGAAATGCCCAGATTATTACTGAGGTTGCGCGTCGCGAGCTGGAATGCCGCCATGCGTGCCGGCGTTTGATTGCCGAGCACGGCGCGATAGGCGCGCGTCCATGCTCCCATCGATGATGCCTTTGCGGGGTTGCCAAGCCAGCGCGCGAGCACCCACAGACCCGCCGTCGTTCCGGCACCGATAGCCGAGCCGGCGCCGAGGCCTCCGGAAGCGATATCGGTACTCAATAGTGCCACGTCTTTCGCAACATCCAACAGGACAAGCAGCGAAGCCGAATGCGATGTGCTTGATTCCCGCAGCGCGCCCTTAATGTGCGCGCCCATCCCGGCAATCTCGTTGATGTTGCGGAGATGCTGAGGCGAGAACAGGATCGACTTGGCCTGGTCGGAAACTTTGTCCCAATTCTTCACGAACTGATTGAGGCTGAATTCGCCGCTCGCGTTGTTGTGGCCCAACTCCGCTAGCATGGTTCCGGCGATATGATGGAAATCGTCCGGGTGCATTTCCGCGCGAAGCTCTGCCAGCATACGCAAGTTGCCGGTTTTTTCCTGTGCCGCCGTGATGAGGCTTCCGGCTAATTGTTCATCTGTCTTGACATTCAAGACCCGCTGCACCGCCTTGTTGCGATTGATCAGGATTTTGGCGACCTGATGGGCGTGCCGCAAAACCCCAAGTGCCTGCGCAGGCGGAACGCGCGCAATGGGAGGGTGCTGCACGATGGCTTCCATATCGCGCGTCATTGCCGCGTAGAGGCGGTCGAAGTCGGCTGGAATAAAGCCTCGATGTGGCTCTGCTTTTGCGCCAGCCATAGTGGTCTTTTCGCCGATGTCGTTGCGGACGCGAGTAAGCGCGTTAAAACTAATGCCGCCGCCGTGCGTGCCGCCCTTCCCCCCTTCTATCATATTGACCACATCGCCAAGTCCGATATCCGGATTCGCCATGCGGGCACCGCGTCGCTGTCTTCTAATGCCCTCAAGTGCCGCTTTGGTATTAGTAACCGGGCCGAATTTGTGGGGATGGATGACGTGACGGAGCGCGTGATAGGCGAGGTCAATGCGGCCTTTGTTATCTTTGATGACTTTTTCCAGTGCTGGCCGCAGCACTGAGCCTGCCAGCGCCCGGTTAGGTGGCGTGCCTCGCCCGGTGGCGGCGATTTGGCCGATACGCTGGCCCGCGGCTTCTTGGGTGGCATCGACCGCGTGGCCGATGCGTTCACCCGCAAACGGGACTTGCCGCAGCTTCGATGTGGTCGCCTGGACAAATCGGCTATCGGATGCAACGCCGCGCGGCAGCGGCGCTCCGAGGCCAGCCGCGGTCTGCGCCGCGCGTTGGCCGGGCGTAACGGCTGGACCGGCGACGCGCGGCCCGAGAGCGCCGCCGAATGCCCCGCCAACCACCCCGCCCGCGGCGCCAGAAAACACCGCGTCCTTAGCGATGTCGCCTAAGCTCTTTCCTTTGCTGATCGCGCTGCCGGTGCCATAGGCCGCACCGCCCGCAGCGCCGGCGGCGGCGCCGCGTGCTAGCCGAGCTGGCAAGGTCCCGGCACTGATGCCCGGGAGCGGCGTCAATGCACCGCCGGCGAGCTCGCCCGCGAAAGAGATTACCGGATGCTGGTCGCGGCCCGCCTCAAGCGCAGCCTGTGCCTCGTCGCGGGCTTTGCGATAGGCCTCCGTTGCTGGCCCGGTGCCATCGCCTGACTTGGTCCCGAACATCGGGTCAAGGATGTTTTCCTTGGCGAGATTGTATAGACCGAGCGGAAAGCGTGATGCTGCGGCGCCGCTCGCGCGCCCTGCAATATCGGTCGGTTGCGGCTGCCCCGACGCAGCCGGGACCCCCTCTAGCGCAGGCTCCAAGCCAAAGGTTGCACCCGTTGCGGCCGATCGCCCGAAAGCCTCGCCCGCCCCAACCTCGCGGAACGACTTCTTTGCTGCCGCCTCAGCCTCCGGCGAGTGATCTGGCCGACTTGCCCATGCGCCCTCGACGTCTTCGGACTTTGAAGGCTTCGCCCCCGCCTGTGGCTTGAAATCCGGGAGAGAGTCCCAGGCACCATTATCGGCCGCCGGCGGTCCACCCGCATAATCCTCGCCCGCGCCGCTTACCGGCCCCGGCGTCATCGTCGAGGGATGGATAGTGAAGCGAAGGGGCTCGGGCATCTATGGCGCCGTCACGATTCGCCCGTTCGGCAGCTTGACCGGATCACCGGGCTTGAGGCCGGCCTTGCGAGACCATGAAACGATCTCTTCGTGCGAATGCAGTGTCGGTGCTACCGGCGGCGCGATCAGCCGAATATCCTTCATCTCCGCATCGGTGAACATCGGATGCTTGGTGTAGTAGTCATCCACCATCTGAGCAAAGCCGGCGTCGAGATGGCCGCCCTTGTAGCTGTTCGCCATTTGCGCGATTCGCTTCGATTCCAGCGCGCCGCGCTTGGAAATCTCGGTGAGCAGCCGATTGGCCGGAATGCTGTTGTCGGGGTTATTCGCCGCCTTCTCCATCAACTCGATTTGAGCTTGGAAGATACGCCCGCCGCCGCCGACTGCGGCAGTATCGTCCTTGAGCTGCTCGACCTGGTTGAGCACCGAGGCCGCCATGGTCTTGCGGAAGGCTTCTTGCGGCAGCGAGTCGGTATTGCCGGGATTGAGAGCGTTGACGACGCGCTTGTACATGAGGTTCAAGCCCTCGCCGGCGCCGGAATAGAAGTTCGGGTCCTTGTAGATGCCCTCGGCGAACTGGATATGCTGCAGCATCCGGTTGGCGGCTTGCGCGGAACCTTGGATAGAGGATAGCTGCTTGCCGTAGCGGGTGGTGTCGTCCTTGATCTGGGCTTCTTTGAGCGTCGCGCCGCTTTCCACATCTCTCTGTATTCGCCCCGGCTCGTTGTACTTGCCGATGCTGTCGCGAATTTCGTGGGCGCGTTTTTCCTCCTCGGCGGCCCGTGCGCCAATTGCTTCCGCGGCCTTGGGGTTGCGGCCCGCATAAAATGCTTGCAAGGCGCGCATATTTTTGGCCCTTGTTTCTGCGGCTTGCGCTTGCGCTTCCGTGCCGACGGGCGTTGGCCGCGTTCCGGGTTGCGCCGCCCCTGGCTGCGCCGCGCCGTACCGGCTGTCGAACGTCTCGCCCTTTCCCGGCCCCACCCCTTGCGGATTGGGCGATACCTGCGCCCCGCCCGTCGACCCTACCGGCGTCGCCTCGTTGGTGTTGTTCTGATCCTGCTCATAGCCTGTGGAGGCGGGGACGGGCTTGGTGGTATCGCCGGCAATGCCGCCGCCACCGAATTGCGCCATGCGCTGGCGGATGCCGCTCGCCTGGCCGGGCGTGAGGTCGCGGTTGAGCAGTGACCTTGCGCCCGGGTATCTCGCCAGAAACTGGTCAAGGTCGACATGCGATTCGGCCGCAATACTATTGACCGTATCGCCGCCGTTCGTCTCTGCGGTCTGCCGCGGCTGGCCGCCTCCGAAGTTGCCCGTGATGTTCGCCGGCCCGGTATGGGTCGATGTCGCAGGCCCGATGTTGGGCTGTTGCGGCTGCGTGTCGCCGCCCCTAATGGCGTCTGCAAGCCGGGCGCCCGCCTGGTCGCTCATCAGTTGCCCGATGACCGGCGCCGCGCTTGCGCCTTGAGCCTGGATCATCGATTGAAGAACCGGCGCATAATTGCCGGTCTTGAGAGCATCTTGCAGCGCCCCTTGTTGATCGGGATTCTGGAAGAGATTCTGCTGGCGCTGCTTGTACTGGAAATCCTGTCCCTGCTGATATGCGTTGAACCCGCCGCTGATTATGTCGCTGATCTGCTTTGCCAGGCTGCCCGCCGCCGTAACGTATTGCGCGCCGTTGGGCGGCCCCGGCAGCGAGACGTTGTCATAGGCTGCCATGGCTCATGCGGCTTTCAGGAAGCGGCCTAGCTCGGCCGCCATGCCGGTGGCGCGATCATAATTGACGTGCTTGACGCCGCCGAATTCTCTCACCGCCTCCGGGTGTTCTTTTTCGACTTTCTGCGCAATCAGACCAATCTGATGATGCCCTTCGCCCTTGTAGCGATAGCGGAACACCGGTTGCCCGTCGAACAACTCGCCCACAGGTTCGATATCATCCTTGGCGCGTTCATCAGATTTGGCATAGGCCCCCAGAGCATTCCCCGCGAGCGATGTAAGTCCGCCGAAGATCGCCCCCGACTGCGCAAGGTTCGTATAGTCCGCCGTGGCCTGCGCATTGCCGATGCCGGCCTGTGTGCCATAGGCCGCATTGCCCTGGGTGGTGAGGTTGGCGTTGAGCGCGTTGCCCTGGCCGGTCTTCACGCCCGCGACGCCGCTGGCCGCGCTGTTGGCGCCCCCGAGGAACGGCATGAGCTGGTTGACGTAGTTGCCGTACTGCTGTTGAGCGGTGCCCTGGCCGAATTGCTGAAGATCGACGTTGGTTGCGCCGCTATTCAGTTGGCCCGTCGCCGCCTGGTTGCGCAGGACGTTCTGGTTGCCCTGGTCGAGCGTGAACTGATAGCCCGGGAGAGACGACAGGAGTTTTTGAATGTCGGGGGTGCCGGCGCCGGGCGCAGCCCCGCCCGGGGCACCACCCGGGGCACCACCGCCGCCAGGCGCACCGCCACCGCCCGATGCGCCGCCAGTGTTCAAGCCAAGCAATGCCGCAAGCTGGTTCTGTCCCGCGTTCGCGACGTTGTAGTTGTTCGTGAACGGCGCCAGCGCATCGGCGTAATTGGTGTTGATCGCGCCGCGCCCCTGGGAGAACAGGTCGGAAAGCTGGGAATAGCCCGCGGTAAGCCCGGCCTTCTGGGCCGCTGCTGCATTCTGCGCGTCGTCGTTGGAGAAGATATCGAACAAGCCCATCAGGTCACCCGAATCTGTACGACGGAGCCGTTGCGGTAGAGCTGGCCGATGGCGACGCCGGCGAGCTGCGCATGCGCATCGTCGACGGCGTTGATGAGCGTCCCCGGCGTCGTCGACGTGGCGAAGGTCGCTGCGCCGAAGAAGCCCATCAGGCCGCGCACCACGGCATCGAACGGCAGGAAGTATTGCCGGAACGACAGCGACGGACTGCCGTCCCGGTCGATCCACTGGGTATTGACCGGAGGAAGCGGACCTTGGGGGCTGGCCATCAGTATTCCTTCGGATCATCGGATTGCGTCGCCGACATGAACGGCGCCGCGCAATCGGTGTCGTCCAGGCGCCACCGCCGCGCCTGCGGTCCCGACAGGCCGGTGTTCTTGACGGAAACGCGGGTACGCAATGACTTACCCTGCCGCCCAAGCGAACGGACGATCGGATTCAGCCAGTTGACACCGTCATCGTTGGACCATGACACCGCGACCGATGGATTCTGCACATTCGCCGGCGCCGTCACGTCGGTCGCGGTGCCGCCGCTCACGTATGCATGGACGAATACCGAGCCCTGCAGCTCGATATGGGTCGAATCGATCACCGTCACCGGCCAGGTGCCATTGGCTTCCGTGGTGCCGGTGACGCCGGCCACGTTGACCTGATCGTTGAGGTTGACCCGCTGGGTGGTATTGACCGCGAGACGAATGACGCCGCCGGTGCCGGCGGCCGCGCCGGTCACCGTCATGACGATGTTGGCGACCGCCTGGCCCGCTCCGGTCGAATAGTTGAAGTCGGCGCGGGAGACTCGCAACCGGTTGGGGAAGTTCGCGACCGGCGCGCTTTCGATGCGCCTCAACTGCGGCGCCCCCAGCTCGGTAATCACGGTGTCGTCGATGAACGCCAGCGTTCCGCTTTGCGTATCGCCACACAGCCACTGCCCGAACGCCGGATGGCCTCCGGTGGCGCGCCAGCGGCCCTGGTTGCCGGCATTGAGCGAGAACCGCTCGTTCCACCCGCTCTTTGGTCCCAATGCCCCGAGGTTGCATTCCCACGTCCACGCGGGCGACGACAGCGCCCAGAACTTCTTGCCCTGGATGATGTAGACGCTCGCTTCGAGCACGTTGCCGAGACCGGCCTGCGTCTTGATCAGGCGATCGAGGTCGGGAGGGGAAACCTTGACCGGCTGCAGCGCGCCCCATTGCAAGCGGTAGACGCCGAAATCCTGCGCTACCCACAGTAGATCGTCGAATCCGGTCTCCCACCCCGCAATGGCGTTGGCTTGGATCAGACCAAAGGGCAATGTAACCAGGCGCGAGTAGGGGAAGGCGGGCGCCGGCTGGGCCGTGTCCTGCCATATTTCGCACCCGCCGGTGGTGAAGTAGAATTCGAGGTTCGAGAAATTGATCCCCCGCAACAGCGCGACGTCGGCCTTGCTCTGGAGCTTGACGAAGGTGTTGGCGTTCTGGGTCAGCGCATTGATACCGGATGCGAACACGCGGCCGTCCGCGATGGTGAAGAAGAAGAAGCCGTCCTGGAAATTGACGCTGTTGGGCTGAGGGAGATTGCCGCCGCCGTTGTAGGCGACCGGGGCGCCGCCTCCGGAGAGCGTGAACGCGCCGTTGTCGATGTCCACCGCGACGACGTCGGGCGACGCCGCCAGATCCCGCGCGATCGACACTTTCTTGGTGCCCGGAAGCGAGCCCAGCGAAGTCACCACCCCTGCAGAGGTCACCGTCGAGGCGTTGCCGGACCAGGTCTCATAGGACAGGTTGTTGACGATCAGACCGCCGCGATAGCCGGTTTGTCCGGTTACGGCGAACTGAGTAAGGCCGGGCGCGCGATGATATGCGGCTCTTGCCGGGCCGTTTTCTCCCAACGGCTCGGCATGGCAGTTGATGAGGCGCCCGGCGGATTCCTGTGGGGTGCTTCCGGGAAATGTACTGAGGGGGAAGGGGATGTCGTGGGGCGGGCGCGAGGTCATGGATCAACGCAGGTCCTCAGCCCGTCCGGTCCTGCGCCCCAGCGTGCCGTCGGGAAGCGCGACCCATTCTGTGTTTACAGTGTCCGTGTTTGCGGGATTTTTGCTAAATGCAGGCTTTCTTCCAATCGACGCTGCTCTAATCGAAACCGCCGCTGGAGTTGTCTGCAAACGGCTGGCGACTTGCGAAAAATTCATTCCTTCGTCGAGTAGTTCATTTAGCTTCTCGTCTGTGATTACTCGGGGCCTTCCACCTTTGCCAGCAAAGGTGACACCGGCTTCCTGTGCGCGCTTCGAAACAGCGGGACGGCTGACTCCTAGTTCTTGCGCAATTTCGGCAGAGTTCATCCCTTTGTCGGCCAGCGCTTTTAGTTGCGCATTGGTAAACTTACCCACACCGGAGCCCACGCCTCCGCCTATGGCAGCCTGATTGTCCGGATTCTGGAAAATGCCGCCAAGGCGGTTCATCCAATCCGGCAGCACATCGACGCCGGCGCCGGTCAACCCTCCGGAAGCGAAGCCGAGGGCGCGGCCCGCGTATTGCTTCGCCGTGTCGATATACGGCCCCGCCGGATTCGCCCCTTCCGCCTGATGCGTCATGGTATCGCGCAGGCGGTCCATGGCTGCGTCGCTGATCAAGCCCTGGCGATAGAGGGTTTCGGCGTCGGGCACTTCAGAAATACTCCACCCGCTGCCGCTCATAAGTCGGCTTGCCGCGTGTGATCGCCTTCAAGGCCATCGCGCCCGCGCCGGAGCCTTTCGGCGAGCCCAAGCCCTGCTTCACCAGCTTGGCATAGTCGTCCGGCGACGATCCGAACTTGGTGGCGCATTCCCCCGCCACGATATCGGCAAGGGCCGAGAACCATTCCCCGGGGATACTGTTGGCGTCGGCGACGAAACAAATCTCCAGCCCCGCCAGCATACGGAAGATGGAGTCGAGCTTGCCCTGTACGTAGGCGGTGTCTTCCGGGTCCTGGGGTTGGCCGACGGCAAGCACGCCAAGGTTGGCGAGCGCTTCCGTGATGAGGTCGGCTGAGCTACGGTAGCGGCCGGAAATAGCCATGGAGCGGCCTCATGGGACTTTGGTACATTTCATTTGCAGCGGGCGAAGGATTTCGCGGCGCAACAGTCGTTGAGGCTCGCTCGTCGGAAGGCGCGCACGCGGAGGCGACGCGGCGCAATCTCAATCCAGGCGGCGAAGCGGCCATTTTGCCGGTGCCGCCGAGGCACGAGGGGGAAGCGAGGGCTTACCTAAACCGCCTCGTCTCGCTCGAAGAGCTGATCGCGGATGGCGGCAAGCGGGTTGACGACTTGCCGCCGAAAACCGCCGAAGCCATTCATGCAGCCGCGGATCACATCTGTCAGGAATGCAATTCCTGATCAGGCCGCCACGCTGCGGTCGATCTCATCCGAATCGCTGATCACGCCCTCGTTGGCCTCCGTCCATTCGGCGCCGGGAGGCGGGACGACGCGGGTGTTCTTCTTCCTCTTCGCGATCACGCCATCGACTTCGAACGACGGATTGGTCCTGGCGAGCTCGCCCATGAAGAGTTTACTCTCGACATGCTTGGTCAGCATCTCGCCGTTCGCTCCCGGATAGGTCTTGGGCAGCAGCGCGGCGACGAAATGCGCCGGGTTGTCCGGATCGAGTTCTACCGGGATGTTGGCCCGGAAGATGATGCCGTTCCACTTGGTGTTGGGCGGGTCCCAATGGCTGGCCCCATATTGAAGTTCGCCCGTGGGGCCTATCCTCAACTGCTTATGTTCGAGCGGGCGGTAGATGACGGAGACGGTGCGCTTGGAAGCGCGGGCGGGCGCGGCGACCTTCGGAACGGAAGTCTTAGGGGCTTTTGCCATGATGTCCTCTTGGTTGAAGAGAAAGTTATTCTGCGGAGGCGGTGCGTAATCACCAGCCCCAGGTCTGCGGAACGTCGATCGCGTCCATCATCACCGGGCGCGAAAGAAAGAAATTCTAATTACGGAATGACCGCTGATCGCCAGTCGACCGTATTGGTGGCGCCGCCGCCTCGCGTGGTCTGCGACACCTTGAACCCGTAGCCGCTCTGGCCGGCGGGAATCGACAGGCCCGCGTTGTTCACGCCGCCCTGCTTTTCCGGGAACGCGGTCGACAGGAACGGGAACACCACGATGGTCTGCCCTGAGTCGTTGATCACCCACCACATGTACGGGGCTTCATTGCTCAGAAGGCTCTTGAGCTGCAGGGCGCCGTTGGCGGGCGCGCTGGCTACGCGAACCGCCTGCCCTTTGATCGCATAGGAATTCGCTTGTGTGTTCATTCCGGCGGCGATGACGATATCGTCATCGGAAAGGTTGACGCCTTCCTGGCCCAGGGCGGCAAGCAGCGAGTCGTTGGCGAGCGACATTTAGGTAACTCCAGAAAAGGAAAGGCCCGCCGAAACGGGCCTTTCAGTCAGGGGGAGGAACTCAGCACGTCGCCGCAGTGCCGCCGAGCGGCACGTTGGTCACGCACCCGCCGTCGTTGCCGGCGAGGTATTCCAAGTCGAACACGATGGTCCCGGTCGTCGGCGCGGCGCCCGTGAAGGTGATCGTCACGAACAGGTCGAAGCCGCCGTCGGCGCCGGTCTGCGCGATGCCGTTGCCGGTGAGCTGCGCGCCGGCGCCGGCCGCAACGAGGGTGAGGGCCGGAGCCCCGGTCGCCACCGTCTTGATGTCCTGCGCATTGACGAGCGTGGTTGCGGCAGACGCCGTCCCGAGCGACATGGTGCAGGTCGTCGCCGCGTTGCAGACGGCACCCTGGAACCAGTTGCCGCGGATGATGAAGGCGTTATAGGGGAACGCCCCGATACGCACCGAGCACGTGCTGGCCGCGAACACGCAGGGGGCGAGCCCGTCGACGGTGTATTGCGTCGCCGTGATCGTAATCACGTGACGCATGTAGTGGACTTGCTGGGTCGGGAAGAACCGCGGGGCGAACTGGCCCGGGAAGACGAGGGCCAGCGCCGCGGGGCCGATTAGAAAGCTGCCGATGCCGAGACCGACAAGGGCGCCGATCGCGGCATCGCGGACGCGCGTAGACAGATAGCGCCAGAAGTTGCGCATGGTGATTTCTCCGAATTGTGAGGAAGGGGAAAGCTCGCCCCGTACAGCCGCTCTGCGATGTGGGAGGCAACCGGTTTTGTCGCTACCGGCATCTCCGTCGGCCTGTTGCCGCCGGTGTCCTATGGCTTTAGACGATGCCTCTTTTTCAGCCGTACCGCTGCTCAGTTCAATTATCAGCTATCAGCCGCCGCAGCGAAGTAGCCGGTGAAGACGCCCCACTCCTTGTAGTTTCCGGCGGGGTTCTTCTTCGCGATCTTTTTCATGCCGTAGGCCATCATCACGCCGACGCCACGGAAGAACTGATAATCGTCTTCCTTGAGGAACGTCGGAGTCGGCATCCTGCCCCACAGCCACGCCATCGCGCCCTGGCCGCACAGGAAAGCCGGGGCGATCTGGATCGAGCTTGCCCCCGCCGTGGTGTAGGTGGTCGGCAGACGCACATCCATTTCCGGGATTTCCCGGACGATCATGCCGTTGTAGATCAGGTCCCCGTCCTGGAAGAGCGGGTTCTTGTCGAGCCCGTCGCCTTCGCGGGGTCTTGCCTGCGTGTTCGCGGTGATGATCGTGGTGTCGTTCTGCAGGTCGCGGAACTCGTTCGATCCGACGAACACCACGAAGTATTCGCGGCCGTTCTTGAGCTTGTAGGGACGAATGCGCGGATTGGCTTTCTTGGCCAGCCGCTTCATCTTGTTGAGGGCCGCCGCGCTCAACGTCATCGCCGACGTGATGTTGGCCGCAGAGGTCGCCCAGTTGCCGGCGGAGAGGTTGCCCTGTGCGCCACCGAACAGCACGCGATCGGCGTTGTCGGTTACCCAGGTGTTGCGCTGGCCTGCGGTGGCAAGATCGAACAGCACGCCGTTGACGCGCTGGCCGTTGTTGGAACCGAGCGCGGCGGGAGCCGTCGAATCGAGCGGCACCGCGTAGTAGGCGTCGATAATCTCGTCGCGCTGGAGTTCCTTGCCCCAGTCGTCCAGGAGCGGCCGGGCCTGGCCGAACAGGTCGATGGAGGATTTCTGCTCTTCCGACCGTGGAATGCGAACGGCGTTTCTGGCCCAGTCGATCCAGGCCCTGTCGCCGTAGTTGTCGATCGACTCTTCGTTGCCGACCAGGGTGCCGGTGGCGATCGGCTGGTTTTTCAGCCTCGCGACCAGCGGAATGTTGATTTGCTCGCCGCCTTTTTTCAGGTCATTGATCACGCGAATGATCGACGTGAGCTCTTTCCCGATGTAGGGGGCGAAGAGGTTTTGGCGGATGTACTCGCGGTACACTTCCTTTCGGAAGACGACCAATTTGTTGTTTGAGCTAACAGTGGTGACGGCCATGGCCGCGTCCTTTCGTGGATGGACGGCCGCCGCAACCGGAGCGCCAATTTGGCAATAAAAAACCCGCCGTGAGGCGGGCTACATGCCGGTCAGTGCGGGCCGTCTAGTCGTCAAAAGCCGAGTCGAAAATGTCCTGTTCGACCGACTTCGTTGTTCTGGCCGTGAAGTCACGGCCGCGATGGGATGTGCCGCCGCTTGCTGCGTTGAGCGATGGAGGAAGTCGGGTCTGCGTGCGCGGCCTGCCGCCGTCGCCCCGCATGGCGTCCTCTCTCATTCCTGTGAGAAGTTGCTTGCGGAAGTCGGGGTCTTGCAGAAGTTCGTCGCGGACCTTCTGCCGGTAGGCATTGGGGTCGGTGCCGATTTCGGAGAGCAGCGATTGGCGTTCGTGATATTGCATCACGATGCGCCCGGCCCGCGCCGGGCTCGCGCCGATGCGCTGCGCGGTTGCGAGCGCCACCGGATCGCCGCGCTGACATGCCGTGAGGAAGGAGTTGTGGGCCGCGGTAAGGGCCTCTTGTCCGTGCTCTTCGGCTGTGTCCTCGAAGCTTTCCGCTATCGCGCGCTTTTGCAGATCGCCCACGATCTCATCGCGCGTGGCGCGTTTCCAGGCGTCCGGATCAGCAAAGATGTCCGGCTCTTCGGGCGGCGTTTGCGTTTGCTGGCGTTGCTGGCCGCCGCCGCGTTTCAGAAGCTCGATTTCGGCTTCCAAGGCGCGTAGGCGCTGGCGTTCGGCATCGCGCTCGGCTTCGGCAGCGCGTCGCGCCTCCGATTCCTCACGCAGCCGGGCGGGCGGCACGCCGCGGCGGTCCGGCTGGCGATCCTGTTGACGATCATCCTGGCGATCGCCGGGCTGTTGCCGGTCCTCGCCTTCCTCGCCTTCCTCGCCTTCGGCTTCCTCCGATTCCTCGGATTCGTCCTCGTCGAATTGATCGTCGCCGTCGAGGCCTTCGTCTTCCATCTGCTCGAGCGAATCATCGCCGGTGTTTTCGTCCGGCGCGTCATCGAAAGCAGAGGCTGCGATTTCCTCTTCGGTTTCCTGGATCGCTTCTCCGATCAGCGCTTGCTCGGCTTCCTCGTATAGCTGCTCATTGCTCTTGGCATTGCGTGGCATGGGTCTCTCAGTTTTCGCATGAGGGAATGGCGGGGGACCGTTGGGTCCGGCCGTCGTCGCCGGCGTGACTGATTTCGCTCAGTCGCGGGAAGCGGAGCCGTCATTTCGCTGACGGCGGGCGAAACTTAGAGTAGATCAAGCAAACTCAGTTGAGGCGCTTGGGTCGAGATACAAGACTTAGTTCGCGTCCAAAGATGCCGCTCGGCATTGGTCTTTCTGCGATGGCAATTCGCGCATAAGATGTCGCATTTTTCGATCTCTTTTTTGAGTTCAGCGATTGAGCCCCTAAAGTTGCAAATCGCGAACTCCTTATTGATGTGATCCCGATGATGAAACTCTAGAACCTCCGGATCGCTCTCACCGCAGATCGCTCCGTTCGGCAATACACCAACGCATGAATGGCTAGCTTTATATGTCTTGACGAAATCCGTCATGCGCTGGCGACGTTTGCGCTGCTTATCGAGAACTTTCGCCCTGTTTTTTGCATGGTGTCGAGCGCTCGCCGCCAACCGGGACCGGCGTCCCGCTATCGTATTGCGACTTGCCCGCCGGGTCGCCTTTCCCTTGGGCGATGCTTCATACCGAGCGTTGGCCGCGTGCCGAGTCGCTGTTCTTCGCGGATCATTCTTGTCCCGATATGCCATGCCGAATCATGCACCGCGCCTTCCCACCACAGCAAGAGTCCGCCGGCATAGCTTGTGGATCGACTTGTGCCAACGTAAGCCCTCGACTCAACAGGTTGAGGCGCGGCGAAAAGATCAAACAGGCCCATCATTTCCTCTTTAGTTCGGGCTGAACTGATAGCCCGACACATTCACATCCTGATTGACGCCGCCCGCGCCAAGTGCGCCGGCGGCTACCGCAATCGTGGTGTTAGGCGCGCTTGCCGGCACGCATGGGGTGAACGTCTGGCTGAGAAGCGCGCCGGTCGTGCCAACCGCGGTCACGGGAGCGCCTACCGAGTAAGTAAATGGGCTGGTCGGCCCTGTGACGGTGACGTTGATCGTGATGGCCGCAGTCGCGCTGCCGGGCGTCACGCTGAACCCGCAGATGTAGGTGATCTTGCCCTGGACCGCCGGCAGCGTCGCGGTCGCGCCTGCAGTGGTTCCGGTGGCCGCGGCAACGACACCGAATCGCTGCGATGAGCTGTCGGCCGGGATCGCCTGCCCGAACGCGAGCGAGGTCCACAGGCAGGCGATTATCGTTATAACACTTTTGTTAAGATGCCTCATGCGGCCCTCTTTGCAGGCTTCTTCGGTTGCATCGCGGCCTTGCGTCTCTGCGCCTGCTGAATCTGTTGCGTCTTGCGCTGCTCGCGAAGCTCTTCCATCTTGAACGCGTGCTCCTGGCGCGACTGCGTCATTTCCATCGCAATCTTCTCGCGCTCTGCCTGTTCGCGTTCGGCCTGCATGCGCGCGTCAAGCTGCGCCTGTTGCTGATCCTGTTGCGCGTTCATCATCTCGGCTTGCGCGGAAATCTTCGCCTTGGCGATCTCGGCTTGCCCTTTCTTATCGGCCGTCTGCGCCTTGATCTGCTCACCCATCACCTTCGGGTCGGGCTTCTGGGCCTGCTCTTGGGCTGCCTGCTGCATCTTCTGCTGGAGTGTCTTCTTGACGCTCGACGGCATCGGCATCAGCTCAAGCTTGACCTGCCACGGCACGGTCGGATCGTCCTTGATCATCTCATACGCATCTTGCATGAGATTGGCCACGTCGGGGCCTTCGTCGAGGATGATATCGACGTCCAGGCTACCGACCGCATTGGTGATGACCGGCTGGCCCCACTCATTGAGGCCGAGCTGATTGACCTGGAGGAACTGCTTCACCCCGTCGTTGTCGGTGACGCGGATGAAGCGTTCGGCCTGCCAGTTGCGCTGGACGGTGTTCCAGATGGCGCGGTAGACGCGGATTTTCCAGGCCCGGTAGTTTCGAAGGAACGCGCCGATTTCCGCGATGCCGGCCTTCTGCAGGAGGTTGATCGCGACGCCGGAATGTGCGTCTTGTGCGCCGTCCGCCCCCTGCAGGATGGCGGGCGAGATGTTGGCGAATGAGTCGATCTCGTAGCGGGCGTCCTGAAGGAGCTGGAGATGAGCCTGAAGATCGCTACTTTTGTCCGCGGGTTCGGGTTTGTCGAAGCCGGGGTTGTATTCGACAACGCCATCAGGGCGAGCGGCCTCCCGCCTGGTGGTCTCGACATCGTCAACCGCGCCCTTCTGGAGCGTGAGCCGCGTCACGTTGGAGATGTGCAGCGCTTTAGAGCGGCGGGCATTGATTTCGTCCTGCGGGCCTTTGAGATTCCGGGTGAACCCGTAACGGTCGCCATCGTGATCGACTGCAGCCGAGAACATGACGAAGCGGCTGGAGGGCCGCCGCCGCTCATCGACGAAGGGTGACTCGCCGCGGGCTAATTCGATGAAGCTGCAGTAGAACGACCAGAACCATTTGCCCTTGTGCTTGTACCAGTGCTCGACCAAACGAAGACGATGCTCGTTGACGTAGACCCATTTGAACTCGCGATCCGAATGGGTCGTGAGATCGAAACCGGTCTCAACCAGCAAAGATCGGATGTCTTCCTCTCGATCGGGGAAAAGCTCAACAGCGGCTTCAACGTCCAGCCACTTGGCGATTCCCATGTAACGCGCATCGGAAAAGTCGGGCTTGAACGAGCGTGGGTCATAGAAGAAATCATCCCCGAAGATGAAGTCCATCCCGATGTCGGGGTCACCGTGATCGCCGGGGACAAGCTTTAGCTCGACGCCCGCGATGCCTTCGATGCCCGCTTGCGTGGCGCAGTAGTTGTCGAGGAAATACCATTCGTTGGAATCGAGCACCGTCCTCACGCACTGCGTCGCCACTTCGGCGCCGTCGGCGTTCTTGGGATTGCGGGGATAGGCTTTCGGGTCCTGCCTCAGCCGCAGCATCAGCCCCGCAATCGAATCGATCTTGCGGTTGATCCGGTTGATGGTGATGACGGGCTGGCGGCGCTCGCGGAGAATGCGGATTTCTTCCGGGGTGTACTGGGCGCCGTGGTAGTAGTGCCGGGAGAGCTTCTGTTCCTCGTATTCCTGGACCTTGGCGCTGAGGTAATCGAGATACTGTTGTCTCAGCCGGGAGACCGGATAGAAGCCGGCGTCATCGCCCTCGTAGTCGAATTCGTCGGGGGAATGGGTTGACCAGTTGCCGACGGTGCCGCCGCGCGAACGGAAATTGCCGCCCGCAGCGAGGGCCGCTCCCGCGGTGCCCTGCAGGAATGAACGTCGGGACAATGCGGGCATGGAGGCCTAAATGTCAGATTGGCAACCGATCGAGACCGCGCCAATAGACGAGATGTTCATCTATTTTTGGCGGCGCGACGGGAAGCGTACCGTTGGGCTTGCGTATAAAGCGCGCGATGGCGGATGGCGCGATAGTGAAGGCAACTGGAATGTTCGCATCCATCCTACGCACTGGATGCCGCTGCCAAAGCCGCCGATCACCTCAGCCAGCGAATGGCCGCCAGCGCATACTCGCGATCGCGTGCCGTGATGTAGTCGGTCGCGAGCCAGGCCTCTTGCTGGCGCTCGCGCCAGGTCTCCAGCTCTTCGCGGAGAACGGCCGCGTCGCGGTGGCCGTCCGCTATCATGTCGGAGACAATCTGTGCGCCGAAGGTATGGACAAGCTCGCGCATCGGCGGCTTGAGCGCGTCGACGAACTTCATCACTCTGATGGCGTGGGCTTGCCGGTCAATTGAGGGCGGCGTTGTATCGCTCCGCTGTCCGCTGCAGCTCCTTGTCATAAGCCCGCAGCTCCTTGTCGAACTCATCGAATACGCGGGTGTCCTGATCGGCGTTGATCCGGAAGGCCACCGTGCGAAGCGTTTCCGAGACCGCGGTGTAGAACGCATACTTGGTCATCTCCCGGCGTTCGCGCGATACGTCCTGCAGGGCCGGGTGGTTGGCGATGGTCTCCAGCCACATGGCGTCTATGGTTGGATAGATCGTCGTGGTGGTGATCGACGCATCATCGGAAATGGGGAGGTCGAGGGGCTGAGGCTTTGCCTTCTTGCGCCGGCGCTTGGCTTCGCCCATCAGTCTTGAGGCCTTATGCTGACCAGGCCACCGGATGATGGCGGTCCAAATTTCGTCAGTATCTCCGGATTGGTGACGATGGTCGCTTCACGCTTGCTGCCGATGGCCGGCCCAAGCTCGTAAAGCACGCCATCGTGACGCGCAAACCAGCCCTTTACTCCGTCATGGCCTAACAGCGTCGGCTTGCCGCCCCCAGGACGGCGCGTCCGCATTTCCGGGAAGTCATCGGGCCAGAGCATCGCTAGCCGAAAGCCTTGGTTATGGACCGCTCACCGTCCTCAGCTACAATCCACCAGCCAACGCCCGCATGGTCAATCACAAGCGCAGTGCCTGTGATCACAAACGGAGTGCCTGTCCCCGGATGAAATACAGGTCCGTCAAATTCGGGGTCGTCGCGCCGTGTTGTTGCTTCGCCCATCGCTCACTCCGCATACTTCACGTCGGTAGACCACCTGTCCGCATGAGAGCGCGAGGCAACCCAGTCCCGCACGCGCTGGATCACATCTTCCGGCGGATCGTAGTGGAACGGCGAATCGGCCTGCATCGAATGCCGCCGGCCGCCGCACGAGAACACCAGGCCATGGAGCCTGATCGCGGATGTCGGCCCCTCCGGCCCGATATCGACCAGGGAATAGGCGCTGATGCTGGCGCCGATGTCGCGCAGGCCTTCGTTGACCTTGGCGGCGAAGGCGTGTTCGTCGGGGGAGGCGGGCTGGATTTTAAGAGGCATAGCGGCCCGGCTTGGCCTCGGGCGTTGTCATCTTCAATCCGAGGTATCCCTTCACGACATCAAGCTCGGCAAGGATCGGTGCCACCGCAGCGGTCACCATGCGCTGCCCTTCGGCTCGTATCTCGACTTCTTGGCCGCGTAGCCGCTTCATCTCCGCGATCAGCTCCTCGCGAGACATCGAGTCATAGTCGGGTGCGATGGTGCTTGTGACTGGTCTCATATCAGCTTCACGCTCGATTGCACGTGATCCAATTCCTCCGACGGCGCCCGGTACGCATCCGGCGGCGTCTCCGGCTCCTTGATGGTCCGGGTCCAGGGCCGCGACGAACAGGCGTAGCGCCAGTCGTCGGCGGCGTGATCTTCGGACTCGGTATCTAGGTCCTCCGGCCGCGCCTGATCGTGCTGCAGCACCGGGATAGTACGGATCGATGCTGTACAAGTGGTAAAGCAGTAGACCATGGGGGTGCCATCGAGGCCAATGATCCTCGATCGCATCTGGTCCCACCCGTTCATCGGGCCGCGCTTGTCCTTGGATTCGCGGGTGTTGACGCGGGTATTGTCGGCTTCTCGGAAGCTCGCCATCTTCTTGGAAACGAGCTTGCGGTTGATCCTTTCCGCGATGCTTGGGCCGCCGTCTACCTTGAAGGTGGAAGGGTCCAGGACACCGTAGGCGAGGCGTTGATCGTCTTTCTCGCGGTCGATCAGACCATCGGCAACTTGTTCGGCGGTGAGCTTGAGTCCTTTACCGCCGGACATGGGATCAGTCGAACCGTACCACTCTCGGTACCGAACCAAAGCCCCTCTGGGGAGTACGTCAAGCTTTGCCCGGGCTCCAGAATGACCGGCGGATATCCCGGAGCGTGCACCGTGAGAGAGGGCATAATCGTCCTGGACGACGGCCCACCACCCAAAGCTGAAGGGGCTATAGCTGCCCCAATCGCCGCTGCGGAAGCGCACCCAGCCATCCGGAATACGGAACGGCGCGAGTATGTTCTTGTCGGACCAGCAGTCAAAGAAGGCTCCTTCGATGGCAGTCCAGTCGCCGTCGAGCCAGGCTTTTACGAGCTGCTTCGATCCAACGAGATGGAGGCGGCTTATATAGCCGGGATCGCGCTCCATTAAAATGCGGTTGTCGGTGATCCGCGAGGGAATGACCGCAACCAGGTGTTCGGTTCCGTCCGGCAGCTTGCGTTTGAGCGCCTTGGGCTGGCGCGGGAACGGGTGAAGCCCGTACCTGCCGCGTATCCAGTGCTGCCCAGGACCGCCGGGGTTGCCGGTCAGGATGAGCTGAACCGGGGCACCGGTCGCGGAACGCAGCACGCCGAACAGCCGCCAGATGGCATCAGGCGAGGCGTACAGCCCGACCTCATCCACCCAGGCATCGGAGAGATTGCGGCCTTGCCACTGGTCCGCGTCCTTAACGTTGTCCAGGTAGCCGAAGCCGACGCGGCCACCGTTTGGCATGCGCCAGCGGTTGTCGGCGAACTTGCCGCCCAGGGGGCCATAGATTTCGCGTGAGCGCTCGATCGCGTCGTCGGAACTGACGACGGTCTTGCGGAACATCATCGCGTTGAACGAAGGGCCGTAAAGGCGCTCCTTGAGCGCCCACTTGCCCAATACGCCGTCGGTCTTGCCGCCCGCCCTCGCGCCGCCGAAGAAAATCTCAGAGAACGGGCAGTTTATGAGCGCCGTTTGCGGGCCGGCTTGGGGAGACCAGACGGGCTCGATTCGCCGGCAAACAGCTTCGTCCATTCATCGGCCGTCATCGGCTTATCTGAGATGGCATAAAGGGGCTTGACGCCAACCTCGACCGGCTGCGTTGCCTTGCCCCATCCGCGCTCGATGATGAATTCGGCCGCGCGAAGCTTCACTGCAGCCGGCGAGCTTTTAGCCTTCATCAACGCGATGATGGTCTTGAGAGCGTCTTCGGTGTGCTCGCGCGCGGCCGCGCGAAGATCGGCCCCGACCTTGTTGACTGAGCCCTTCTTGCGCCCTCCGGTCTTGGGGGTGCCGGGCTTGCGGCCGGCCAATTTAGCCTACCAGCGCGCGTATCGCCTCAAGCTGAGAGATGATCGAGCCCGTCACCGGCGCGTTGTGCTTGGTCTGGGCCTGGGCTTCCGCGATCACCGCGTCGAGCAGCTTGGCGATCTTCTGGGCCTTGGACAAGCCATCGAAGCCGTGGGCTTCGGCATGTTCGTCCAGCTCCAGGATGGAAGGCTCGCGGTGGGGATTCCTTGCCTTGACGGCGTCGTAGCTCGGGTGAGTCGTGAGATCGGTCATAGCGAGGTGTCCTGTGGTTTTGGCGCAGTGACGACCTGCGCCTTGGAGGCATTGATAATCACCGCGAAATGCGTCGCGGCCAAATCCAACGCGGCCTTCACGCAACCGTGCGGATCGGGCGAGCCGGCAGCACCGGCAACGAAAGCCTGCCTCCCGTCGATCATGACGGTGACGACAACATCAGCCATTTTGGAATCCTCATTGGAACGAGAAGGTCCGATCTCACCTTGCGGCGGGCCTTCTCGCCCCAACGCAAGCTACATGCCTGTGGTCTTGCGCTTGCCCTTGGTGGTCTTGCGGGCGGCCTTGGCTCGCGCGGGCTTGGCGGCTTTCTTCTTCGGGCGCGGTGTCTTGGTGGGCATGTGAAACTCCTTGGTTTGAACATCGCGTGTGTGCGATGCACCAAGGATTGTCACATTCCACGATGGCCGTCTAGAATCGACGGCATGGCATACAGGGGCACGAACTATGCGCGAATCCGGATGCTTAGGACAGCGCGAAGTCGAAAAAACAGGAAGCTCTTGAGGGATTTTGTTGAAGCATATCGGGCCAGCCACCCGTGCGTTGATTGCGGGGAAGATGACCCGGTGGTTCTAGAATTTGATCATCGGGATCGCGCCGCCAAGAAGTTTACCATTTCCAACATGATCTCGATGAGCCGGCCGCTTACGGCTCTTAAAAAAGAAATAGAAAAATGCGAGATCCGGTGTGCAAACTGCCATCGCAAGAAAACGATCGCCGATCGACATTGGCACCAACAACAGCCAAAAAAGCCGGGAATTATATCGCCCCAACTCCGCCTATTCGATTGAGGCGCTCCACCATCTCCGCATTTTGATACATGGTCAGAGCTTGGCGCGCATAGTGTTGCGCCCCATTCATCCAATTAGCTCGCAAGCAAGCCGCAGCGGCAACCGCTAACGCATCGGCTACGGCGCGAATGACTTCTGGGTTCATCACTGCGTCCCCCGTCCCCCGCCGCCATAAGGCCCGCCGCTTCGCGCGATCGGCCCCTTCATCCGGGTATTGCCGGTCTTGGGATTGGATGCCGATACGCCGCCGCCCTTGGGCCAGGTCTTGGGATTGGGAGCGGCGTCGATCTGCTTGGCGCCGATCTGGGATTCGCCCTTCCCGATGCCGCCGCCCTTGGAGACTGAGCCGACGGCGCCTTTCTTGGATTGATTGGTGGGGTGGTTGATCTCGCGAGCCGGAATCTCGGCCTTCTTGGTCGAGCCTTCGTCCTTTTCGGAACGGTTGAAGTCGGCCATCTTGGAATTCTGCGGACGGGTGCCGCGAAGCACCGCGAGCTTACTGTTGAGCTTCTTGGCGGCCTTGGGGCTGATCGAACCGGCGAAAGTCATTGGTTATTTCTCCTCGTGCTGCTCATTCAGCAAATACTGAAGCGCTTTGAGCAATTCAGGTGCAGCGCCCGGATAGATTGCGCCGTCGAGATGGCCGGCGAGATATTCCATGACGGCCGTCGCAGAAACGGAGCCCATCGCCGGAAGATGCCCCGCGACCTTTTTCATCATCGCGCGGAACTCGCTGCTTTTTGCCTTGTCCGCGGTTGCGAATATCGCGCCGGTCAGTTCGCACTTGTATGCGCCGACTTTCCTCATTTTCCCTTCCCCTCGAAGAAATGTCCGTCGGACTTCGCGACTCCCACGGCGCACCAGTCGTCATCATCCATCGGGGGCAATACCTTGGTGCAGTCGTCGGGTCCGCGCCAGGCCTTGCACTTGCCGCAACGGTCGCCCGAGGGCTTGCCGGGTCCGAAGTCGGCTTCGTCATGGGCGAGCTTGAGGGTGGCCGGATCGACCTTCCAGGCCTCGATATGGCCGGGCTGTTCGCCCTTCTCGAGGAATACGTCGACGTCGACGGCGTGGCTGGCTTTCTGGCCGCAGGCTTTCCAGGCCATGATGAGCCGTTCCACGCGGCCATGAACGATGATGGCGAGCGGGTTTCGCAGGTGCGTCGCCAGCGTATCGGACAGCCCCGCGAATATCCGGCGCTTGAAATCATCGAAGCTCTCGCCTCCGGACGGGGTACAATCCGGCTGGCGCGCCAGGCGGTCGGCTACCCTGTCGGCCTCGCCTTCCGGCTTTCCTTGCTGGCCGAAGTTCCAGCTTCGCAGTTGCGCATGAAAATCAGGCGCGATGCCGAGCCAGTCGCCGATGATCTCGGCCGTCTGCGTCCCCCGCTTGAGGTCGGAGGATACGATTGCCTTGATGCCGATGCGGGCGAGCTTGACGGCGGTTCGCCGGGCCTCCTTGCGGCCCATGGGGTGTAAAGGAACGTCTGACCAGCCGCGCTCGAGCTCCGGACCAGGCGTCGCCGCGTTCATGGCGGTGTCGCCGTGGCGGACCAGGTAGACGATTCTACTGGCTGACAAGATCGCAGATCCACTCGCCATGCAGGCCGTAGCCCCGGCGCTTGTACGTTGCGGTGCGGCTGTCGAGGGTGATCGTCACGGTGGCGGCCTGTTCGTCGACCTTGATCCAGGGGCGGAAGGCCAGCCATCGGATTACGAGCGCGGTGCGCCACGGCAGCGCCTGGGTGGCGAAGTGATGGGTGCCGTCGGGATCGACCGTGAAGATGATGGGCTCGGGAATGACGGCGTCGCGGGCGCGGTCGAGGAGGCCGGTCATACAGTTCCATACGTTTTTGTATGAAAAGCGGAGCGGGCGCTCTCATGGTGGAGCTGGTAAGCCGCGCTGGGGCTGGGGAGAGGCGCGGCGGAGCGTGAACCTTGCCCGCATAAAGAAAAACCGCAGGCGTTTGGGCGCTGCGGGCAGCTCAGTTTCGCGGGGTGTGCAACCACGCCGTTCTCGGCGAGCGATGTTGGAAGCGGGAGCGGGAGTTGCACCCGCGACCTTCTGGTTATGAGCCAGACGAGCTACTACTGCTCCACCCCGCACACAACAAAAACCCGCCGCGCGGTGTGCGGGCGGATTCGTCAAACTCGAATTTCGTGAATTTACCGCATGAGAGGTTAAGCCTTCGTTGCCCCTGGCCGGACAGACACCACGGACATCATTGCGGACAGTTCTGTCAGTTTGTCCGGTTGCGTCTCCCGCTCCTCCATAGCGCCCCCAGTATTGCGAGCGCAATCCTGACGGCGGGGAGCCATCCGGGCGGGCACACGCGGTCCTCGACGCACAGCTCCTCGATCGCGTCCCTCACGCCGCGAGGGCAGAGCTTTATTTCCGCTTGTAGGATGCCCCAAGCCTTGGCCGCGGCCTTGGCACGCTCGCGCGCTAGGTCGTCTTCGCCGGTGACGCGCCCGCGGCCGGCTTCGTAGTGCGGCGAGGCGACCGATCGCCGCCGCCCGATGGTGCGTTCGTATCGCCCGTAGATTTCCGCGATGCGAATGCCCGCCTCGTATTCGGCGCGGGTGATTTCCTCGAGGAAGAGCAGGCGGCCCAATTGAGTGGCAAGCAAGGGGTCCTTGCTTACAGCCCGCAACCGCTGCAATTGCGTGCCGGTGACGCCGGCGGCTATGCCCTTGAGCTGGCCTCCCGGGTGGCGCTCTCCGGCCTTCTTGGGCCTACCTTTTCGGCCCATCTAATCCTCACGATTAATCGGAGGGTGGTAATAGTTCCACTCTTCCCGCTCTCGATTGCGTTCGATATCGCGGTCGTTGCATGACGGGCATTGCTCCGATTCCCAATCGTCGATTTGCTCGACTTCACGCTTTTTGCAGCGGCGGCAAAGCTTCATGTGGCCGACTCCGGGCAATTTGTATTGTTTTCTATCTCGGCCGCAGCTTTGCCGATCAGGTCGGGCCCGTCATAGACCGGAGGGTCGGCGAGCGAGGGGCTTTCAACCTCAACCTGAGGAGGGACGATCGGGCACCAGTCGCGGGTGAGCACCACCGGAGCCCCAAGCACGATGGTCCATCCGCGCTCGCGATAGCGGTCGTCGGTGATCAGCTCGGCCGCGATGTGAAGCGGGGGGTGATCCTTGGCGATCTCGGTGAGGAAGCGGCGGGTTTGGGCGAACACCTGGGCGCGGGTCGGGCCGTCGACATGGGCGACGTAGCCGCGGCTGATGGTGACGAGACAGCCCTGCAGGCACGGGCAATGCCGGCCCGGCCGCACGAA